AGCAAGTTCACAAGGTTCTCAAATGATTGCATATGAGATAAAAGGATGATTTTTAATTTAATTTTAACAGGAGCAAGAAATGGCAAATGAGATGACAACAGTCGATGCCCTACAATCCCTAAAGCCAAACGCTGAATGGGTATTGAGAGGCGACACTTTAGAGTGGCTGGACAGTAAACAAACTGAACCCACAGCAGACGAACTAGCAGCAGAGGTTACAAGACTTCAAGCTGTCTACGATGGTAACGCATACCAAAGAACAAGGGCAACAGCCTATGCAGAAATCAAGGAGCAGTTAGATCAACTGTACCACGATATGACTGCTGGTAAGTTAGACGCAACAGGTGAGTGGCACAAAGCAATCAAAGCTGTAAAAGACGCAAACCCTAAACCATAGGAGTAGTAAATGCCAACAGAGATTAGTGGTGCTACAGGTGTAAACAAAGTACAGACTGGTGCTATAGAAACTGGAGATATGCCTACGGGTAGTGTGTTGCAAGTTGTTCAAGGCACATACGCTACTGAAACAGACTTCAATAATACAAATTTTGATACAGATTCAGGACTTACAGCATCAATTACTCCATCAAGCAGTAGCAACAAAATTTTAGTGTCTGTAACAGCAGCTGGATGTGGAAAAGCAAATGGCGGAAACACAGGTGCTTATTCTGCTTATCGTGTTGCAAAAGTTGTCGGTGGTTCAACAAGTGAAGTGTGTATAGCATCTCCACAACAAGGTTATACAGGAACATCAGAAGGTGATTTTGGAGTTGTATCGGCTAATTATTTAGACAGCCCTTCCACGACATCTTCTATTGAATATAAGTTATTGTATCGAACAGGTGGTAGTGGTACAGGTAAGTTTTTAGCTGAAGATCAGTCAGGCAATCAACCAACAGCTACTATTTTATTAATGGAGATAGCGGGATGAGTACAATAAAATCAAGTGACGAACATCTAACACTAAACGCTGATGGTTCTTCTAAAGACATAAAGTTCCAAGCCAACGGAGTAGAGAAAGCAAGTATCAGCTCTAGCGGTGCGTTTACTTCTACTACGATTGATGCGACCAAGTTGACAGGTGACTTACCAGCGATTAGCGGTGCTAACCTAACAGGAGTTGGAGTAGCTGGTATCTCGTCTAGTGCTGATGCTACAGCTATAACAATTGACTCAAGTGAAAATGTAGGAATTGCTACTACAACCCCAAATGGTTTATTAACTATTGGTGGAACATCAGCTATAGGAACACAGACTTTACCAGCAATACAAATAGGAAGAAGTACGGCTAATGCTGGTAGTTATAGATTTGGAGTTTATACAACTGCTGAAGGTGTTGTAATAGAAAATAAAAATGGTGATGATGGTATTGCTTTTAATGTAAAGACAACTGGACAAACATTACAGCTAACGACAGATGGCAGAGGCTTGTCACAGTTTACTGCAAAGGTTTGGTGTCAAATGGATATGAGCAATATGTCTATTAATGATAGTCATAATTGTGCCAGCATCACCGATATTTCAACTGGTCAAGGAAGAGTTAATTTTATTGTTGCGTTAGCTAATTCATCTTATGCAGCTGTAACATCAGGACCATCAGGATACATATCTGCTACAAGTAACTTAGGGGTTGGTAATGTTAATTTACGAAGTGCTGATACAAATGGTACAGCAGCAGATACAGATAAAAATATGTTAGTTGTTTTTGGAGATTAATATGAGATTAATTTATGACAATGATGGAGTAGCAGCAGTAGTAACACCAGCTCCTAAATTTTTAGCACAGCTAGAAGGAACGCTAGAAGAAAAGCTAATACACATAGCTAACAAAGATTTACCTACTGGCACTAAGTACGAAATTATAGGTGACGATGTTGACTTATCTGACAGAACATTCAGAGATGCGTGGACATATACTGCTGGTTCTGATGAAAAGACTTCAGCAGATTTGAGTGAAGAAGATTTAGCTAAATACAATATGACGGAGAACTTATAATGCCAATTACTGTAGACATAAACAAAGCTAAAGTCATCACTAAAGACAGACTTAGGACAGAGAGAAAACCTCTGTTAGAAGAACAAGACATTCTGTTTATGAAGGCACAAGAAGCTGGCTCAGATACTTCTGCTATTGTGACAGAGAAGCAGAGGCTCAGAGATATTACAAATCAAGTAGATAGTATGACTACTACTGATGAATTAAAGGCAGCAACAGTAGAAGCCTAATGTCTGACAGACTGCGTAACAATGTAATAGCTGGGTTTATAGTTGTAGCTTTTTGGATCATATCCTTTTCGACTATGGCAGCTGATCCTATTGTTACTCAAGCAACAAGTAACAGTACAGTCACGTCTAGCTCAACAACTAGCACAACAAGCACAGTTAAAACTAATCCACCTTCGGCTATTAGTCCTAGCCTGGGAGCTAATACTAATTGTACCTTTGGTGTATCAGGCGCAGTACAAACTCAGATACTTGGCATTAGTACAGGTCAAACAATGAGAGACATTAATTGTGAAAACTTAGCTCTTAGTTCGCAGTTATATGACATGGGTCTCAAGATTGCTGCAATTCAGGTTTTGTGTATGAATGATAGAAGGGTGTTTGACGCCATGAAATTTGCGGGAACTCCCTGTGCGATTTATGATCCTGAAACTGGAGAAGGGTTAATTGGTAAGGAAGCTACAGCTGAATGGAAGAAAGCTAGGAATAAAAAGTACATTCCGAAAAAAGAAAACTTAACTGCAATGGGTAAAAATGATTTCCTTGAGAAACTTATTAGTGGGCTGCTTGGTGTTATGCTGCTTGCTATCCTTGCCATCTAAAGCTGAAGCACCTATAGTTGAGCATACCATTGTTGATGATGGATATGCCATAGTACCCCTAGACTTTGGCTTTCAATTTTATGGCAACACATATCACACAAGCGTCATGATGGCTAACGGTGTTGTTGGTTTCTTGTCACCTGAAAGTTATAACTGGGGTTTATGTTGTAATGGTCAAGACCTAGACAACTACGCTCAATTTGGCAGTAGGTTTGATTTCACTTTAATGCCACTCTGGACTGACTTAATATCTATAAATGGTGTTGGTAAGTTTTATACTCAAGGTGATGAAAATAGCATGAAGTATATGTGGAAGAACTTGTCTGAATACTACAGACCAGACTCACGCAATGACTTCGATATGACTATCTATCCATTAGGCAATATTGAAATGTCATATAGAAAGATAGACATTAAAAATCATTCTGTCACTGTTGGTTATGTTGCTGATCTATCAGAGCAAGAATATGAACAATGGTTTTATCACCAAAACCAAGAAGAAGCAGTGTATTGGGATAGTAGTGAATCAGATCCAGTTGTTTTACAAAATCAAAGTATTTGTGAAGTTGTTCCAGAGTCACACATTTCTTGCGCCTGGTATCCACAACAATATGCTGAAAACTTTTTAGCAGCTGAATGTGCTAAAGACAGTTTGTATTCACAGGCTTGTCCGAATTGGGAGACAGCTTGGTTAAACCAGCAATGTGAAGAAAACCCACAGTCAAGTCCTTATTGCCCTAATTATGTAGAGCTTGTTGAAGAGCCTATTGTATTAGAAGAAGTTGTATTTGAAGTCATACCTGAAACCTATGTTGAGATAGATTTAATACCAGCTCTTGATGATTACAACATTGACTTGGTTATAGAAATAGAAACTGACATGGACAGTTTTGAAGAAGTAGAGATGGAAGTAGAAGAATTAGAAGCTGAGCTAGAGGCTGAGATTGAATCAATACTCGAACCAGAACCTGAACCTGTAGAGGAAATACCAAATGTACAAGAAGAAATCGAAGAGACCACCGAAGAAGAGATAAATGAACCTGTTGTTATGCTCGCTGAATCAGAGCCAGAGCCAGAAAAAACAAAAGAACAAAAAAAGAATGATGCTTTAAATAAGATAGTTGCTATTAAGTTAGCAAAAATCAGTGAGCAAAGAGCAGTAGCTACAACACTAGAAGAGGCAGCAAATCTTGAAGCACTAATTATAGCTCTTCTAAATTTTAATGCTGGATATAAAAGCTATGGTGGTTATCTACCTGACGCTATCGGTTATGAAAGCAGAGACATATATATAGATAAATATATTCCAGACAATACAAGAGGGTTGCGTAACGGTTTAGCCCAAGAATTATTACATAAAGAAATGGTGGACCTTCAATGGCAGAGATAGAGTACGGTGGAATTAAAGTAGGTGGTAGCAAAGCATTACTTATTGTGCCACTTATAGGAACAATAATAGGTGGTCTATGGGGTGGCTTTGAAGTCTATCAAAGATACCTTGATATGGAAGCTAAGATTGCTGCATTCAAGTCTCCTGATTTATCTCAAATAAGAGAAGACTTAGCACTCATAAACGAACACATGAATACCGTAAACACACACATGGATTTTGTGAGTAAAGAGCTTGACTTATTTTCAGACGAGATGGGTTATCAAAAAGAATCACTTGAAGAACAAATTAAGTATGTCAAGGAAGTAAAGGTTGATGTTCGCCAGGACATGCGCCACCTTGAAACTATTGTAGGTGATGTTGAAACAAAACTGCAACAACAAAAGTCAGGATTAATTGAACTTATAGATAAAGCTTCTGAACGATTTGATGCGCGCAGAGACTCACTGTATTCAGACACAGATCGTAAGATTAAAGAAGTTGAAGAAAGAGTTAACGCAAAAGTACAAAGAGCGTTAGATAACCCATTAGCTAATTAAGGATAACCATGGAAGAGAGATTTAGATTATTAGAAGAAAGAACAGAGCATCAAAGCAGACAAATTTCTAAACTTTTTTCTGAGATTGATGACACAAAAAAGAACATACAAAAGATTATGAACATACTGACACAGATAAGATATTTCTTGTACGGTGGTTTTGCATTTTTTGTAGCAACAGAGGTAGGTTTTTTACAAGCACTTAAACTAATGTAAGGAGATATATGTTTGGAATACCAATGGAAGTTATAACAATGCTAGGCAGCACAGTAGGTGGTGCTGTTATGCGTATCTGGAGTCAAGCCAATGCTGACAAAGCAGAGCAATGGAAGATGGCTTTAGAAGCTGGCAGAGAGAATGAACTATCAAGATCAGCAGCAAGAGAGTGGAGTACACCACATGCTAACTGGACTAGAAAGTTTTTAGTCGTTTCGTTTATGACTATGGCAATGTTTATTATAGCAGCGCCATTGTTTGGTCAAACAACCCAAGTTCCTGTAGTTAGTACTGAAGGCTTTAAATTGCTCTTTTTGGACTTTACTAAAGATGTAACTCAATACATACAGCTTGAAGGGGTTGTTACTCCTGAATGGTTAAGCCACGCTATTATGGCAGTGGTTGGTCTTTATTTTGGGGCAAGCATATCTTCTAGGAGATAACATGCTTAAAGGTAAAGTTGGAATAGTTATTCCAGATCAGCATATTCCCTTAATTGATAAAAAAGCAGAGTCTGTTGTACTGCAAGCTATTGAACATATTAAGCCAGATATATTTATTAACCTGGGAGATGTAGGAGAATGGGCTGAATTCTCGTCACACAAGAAAGGTAAACCATTACCTATAGTCACTCAATTGCCTGAAAAGATTGCAGCAGTTAAAGCAGTTAATAAAGGTATAGATCGATTTGATCGTGTTCTTGATAAATACGTCTCAGAAAAGTATATGTGCATTGGTAATCATGATATGTGGATTGATCAATGGAGAGAAAAAGAAGCACCGTTTTTAGAAGAGTGGACATTTCAGGAACAATGTCGTTTAGATGAGCGTGGTTACAAATGGGTTACATATAATGATGTGATAACGCTTGGCAAGATTTCGTTTACGCATGGCATGTATGCAACTCAGAACCATGCTAAGAAACATTTAGACTCGTTTGGAACGTCAATTTGCTATGGGCATACACATGATGTCCAGAGGTATTCTAACTCACGTTTAAATGATGGAGCTATTGGTGCATGGAGTATGGGGTGTTTAAAAGACATGAGTCCAGAAGCAAACACTTGGCTTCGTGGTAGGTTAGTTAGATGGTCACATGCGTTTGGAATTGTAACTTGGTTTGTTGGTGGTAACTTTCAGTTAGATGTGATTGACATCATTGATGGTCGATCTAATGTTTGGGGTAAAGTCATAGAGGCAAAATAAAATGCAAAACAAAGATGATGAAGGTAAATTAGAATTATCTGTAAGAATTTTAGGTAATGAAATATTAGGCTTTCAAATGGTTGTAGATGATTTCAAAATGAAATGGATGCTAGTAGGTTTGTTTGCTATTGGAGCTATTTCTTGGATGTTGGCACAGTTTGGCCCACAGTTAATAGAAACCTTTAAATAAGAATCGTGCATAAATCGTGCATTACTCAGCCTAATCATGCACTATTCAGACATATATTAATGCACTGTTAAAATAAGAATGCTTTAGTAGAGGGGTTTAAATGGTCGGAGTGGAGGGATTTGAACCCCCAACACTTCCTTTATTAGTAGGGTCTGTAGAGGCAATCGTGCATTAATCGTGCATTAACCTCTATTTTTCTACCTTTTTTAAAGGCGATATTATAGTAGATTTTGAATTTAAGATGCTTGCAAATTTATTTCCAGCCTCTGGCGCGTCATCATCTATCCATCCAGCATAAGTTTTATAAGTAAAACCCGCATTTGTATGACCCATTTGTTTTGAAATCCAACCTATGTTTTCACCAGAAGTAGCAGCAAGTGTAGCAAAAGTGTGTCTAGTTTGATAAGGGTATCTATATCGTACACCAGCTCTTTTTAATATTGTAGTCCATTGATTGCGAATTGGTTTGTCACCTGTCCAGGGTTTGTTAGTTCTTGGATTATGAAATATTTCTTTGCCTTCAAGATAAGTGTATTGTTTTTGATTACGCAATGTTTCAACAACATCATCTAGTAACTTAACCCATCTATTACTGGCAGCAGTTTTAGTATAAGAGGCAATTTTGTCATCAGCAGTCAATGCTTTATCAACTTTGATTTTATTGTTTATCCAATCAACATCATCCCATGTAACAGCTATATATTCACTTGTTCTTAAACCAGTAGAAAAAGCAAAATGAAAAAGGTTGTGTTGTTGACCTTCGCAATGATTCAGTATTTCAAAAACCTCTTTAGAAGAACAAGGATCAATATCTATCTTTCTTGAAATTGTCTTTTGTCCTTTTAGTTTTTTACCATACAAAGGATTAACTGCTATAAGTTCATCATCAACTGCTTCGTCAAGAGCTTGGTTTAGTAATGATAATTTATTATTTAAAGTCTTCTGTGTGTTTTTTTGTTTCTTAAACCACTTCTTTATATCAATGTATTTAAGTTCAGCTATCGGATATTTACCAAACGCTGGTATAAGTTGATTGTCTATGATTAATTGATTAGTTCGTAAAGTGGATGCTTTGTAATCTTGCTTGTGTAAATTAAACCATTCTTGCAAATATGCGCCAAATCTTATTGAAGGAGTTGCTTGAAATTTATGACGTTTAGGGGATTTAGGAAACCAGGTAGCATAATCAAAAGTACCATTTTTTATAGCTGGAAGAAGTTGTTCATTTCTCCAGACTAATGTTTTTTCTAAGTTAGATTCAGAGGGGGTGGATTGTATAAGTTCTCTGCATAACTCTTCTTGGTATGTAAAAGTGACTCTGATACTTGAGTTACTTGCTGCGCGAACTCCTGTCCTTTTCTTACCCATTGATTAAATCCTTGTATGCTAATTAAGACTCGGTTATCAGGCCCTCGCACCCAAACCTCATTTTCTCTAAACACACCTCGACTAATCTTAGTGCGTATAGCCTCCTCGGTGTAACCTGATTCAGATGCGAATTGCCTGATTGTTTTATATTCTATCATATTGTTTTAAGAATTAGTCTCATCCAAGGATCATAAAAGCTTTTCAGCGTTCCATCCTTGTTGTGTTTGGCAGTGTTTCTATAAGACTTTTTTTGTTTAACAATAGGTCCATGGTTTCCGTTCTTCAATTTTCTTCTTCTTTCTAATTGAACGTAAGGATGACCATTTGGTATTTTTGTTCCTTTAGCCATAAAGATGTAATCAGGATCAGAACTTGTATTTAATCTAGCAAGGGCTAGAGAGATCGAGCAGTTGACTCTTTTTGCTACTACAAAGACATCAACTACTTGACCGTCATCCAAGGTGTACTGTTTACGTTGACCGTTTTTAGTTCCCTTTGCACCCATTAGTTAAACGGATGTTCTTCGTGTGGAAAATTTGGATTTGGAGCTTGCTGTTGCTGTGGAGCTTGCTGCTGCTGTCCATTGTTCTTAGCTTCAAATACACTAGCCCAAACAGTATCAGAGTCAGCTGGGTTTGGCACACCAGCTGGATTAAATGTTCTTTTAAAATTAATCCAAACAGAGCCATCATCTCTTGTACCCATCTTTCCGATGTTCTCATATTTGTTTCTTTCCTGACCGTTTTTGTCAGTGTATTTACTTGTTGCTACGCACAAATCATGTGTTGTTTTCATATTGTCTCCTAGTTTAAGATTAATCGATACCGACCATGTGATCCAGTATTGCTTGCGTTACGTTCATACTCAGTAATGATGTTTAAACCCATATCTCTTAAATTAGATATTCGAGATCTGAGCGCAAACCCATTGTCAAAATCCCCAGCAGTCACTCCACTGGGGTTTTCTTTAAGAGCTTTTAAGACTATTGTGCAGCCTTGGTTTAATTGTTCTTTAGTTGCTTGCATTAACTTGCTCCTTCGCTAATGATTTACTTACTTTGTCTTCAAGTTCACTTAACTTATCAAAAAGATCTAAAGTAACTCTAGTACTAGACAAACAATCTCTTTTAAGTTCAGTTATTTTTCTACTGACATCCAACATTTCATTTTCTAACTCATCCATTTCTGTCTCCAGTTAAATGTGGGCTGCTTTCAAGGACAGGGTGCAGCCCATATAAACCCTGTATGAAGTTAATTGTATTTCCTTGCAGCAGCTTCTCTACAAGATGCTTTAATGAAAGTCTTCTCTTCAGGATTAAAGTCCTTCCATACATCTTTTTGTTGAGATGCTGTCAAATCACGATATGCTTCTACAGTTTCTATTTCGTCTTGATTTGCACAAGCATTTTTAATCTGAGCAATGTAATTACCACGCATGTCAGGTTGATCTTCATCCCATGTAGGCAAGTCAGGTAAATCTTCACCTTCATATAAATACAAACCAAGACCATGTAAACCAATTGCTTTTGTTACGCAGCGTTTAATTGCCGTATTGACTGCCATAGAGTCAACTGTTTCAAGCTTTTGTGCTTTGTTCTGAAAATTTAAGATTGGTAAGTGTTCTATGTGTTCTAGTCCACCTACTGTTACACCACACTCTACCCAGGCAGTTCTACCATCAGTGTGATAGTTCCAACCTTCAGCATTTTTATATACTGTGTAAGTTGCATCAGGATGCATATTTTTTAACCATCTCCAAGCATGCGCCCAAGATAAGTAATTAAACTTACCTTTAGCTTCAACATTCTTTGAACAGTCAATTTCATACAATTTTTTAAATGTACTTTTAGTTGTCTTTGTCATTACGTCTCCTTAATTAAAATGTCTATCGTCTAAATTAAATTCTGCAATAACTTGTGGACATTCTTCAGCATCACCAGCCTGGCAATCTTCATCAAAATGTCTACAAGTCTTACAAACAATTTCATCACTGGCTGTACTTTCCCAAAGATTTTGCATGTCGTTTAACCATTGTTCTTTTGAAGAAACGCGCGCGTACCAGCCAGCTAATATTTCGGGTGAAAAATCGTCAAATGGGTTGCTCATTATTCATTACTCCTACTTGGATCAATTTCTTCTACATATTCTTCCCAACTTAGAGCTTTACAATCAGAGCCACACTCAGAACAAGTATTAGTGTTTAGTCCGTAAACTGGCTCTCCACAACAATCTGAATAAAAGGGGTTGCTCATACGAACAACACCCCTATGAAAAAAATAGATAACATTACGATCATAAGAAACGCGCTCCATATGAATTCGTAAAGCCATACACCTATTGCTTTCATATCTTTGTTAGTCATAAGAAATCACTCATTGACATACCAGCATCAGACATAGCATCAACTGGTTTTTCTTCAGCAGCCTCACGTTTTAAATCTTCAGCGTCTGAATCATGTCGATCATCATCAGTAGGAAGTGTTTGCATGAATATGCCTTCCTCATCTATTTCTTCATAGACTCCACGTTTTTCGTTGAACTCAATGTAGCCATCTTCTTCGAGAGCTAGTGCGTCTTTACCTGTCATTGTATTCCCCTGTGTTATTAAACAAAATATACAAACAAGATATTTATTTTTAGTTTGTATAAGTGCAATTGTACAGAAAAAATTAGGTAATACAAATTAATTTTGTCTATTTAATGCGTATTAATGAACAAAAAAAACCCCCAGCCCAGAAAGGGCAAGGGGTCGGGGGAACTTAGTTTATTTAAAAAATCTTTTTAAAGGATGATTTTCTGGACAAACAGAAAACCACATATGAGCCATATTTGTCATATCTATGGTGTCATTTTTGTACGAGATCTGAGTTGTCATTTCTTGCAGATCTGTAATTAATGATTTCACTATATCTATATCCTGAATATCAAAAACCCATTCATTATTTTTTTTCAAACTAATAAGAGCTTCCATTGTGTCTTTAACATAATTATCCCAAGCAACAAACATCATAGTCATTTCATTTGTGTTAGGTTGAGTTACAGACAAAACTTTAAGCTCAGGTGATTCTAAATCTACTAACATTATTTTCTCCTTAACGGTATTTATTTGGTCGTTGTTTAGGACATAAGTTTGACCAGTTAAAAAAGTGCATTGCTGCACACCCTTAACTTTCTTTTTTTGTTTTTTGAGTGGTAACAGTCAAGTATCTCAACCACTTTGACTGCTAGTAAGAAATAAATCCTCTGTATTAATTTGTATATCGCTGCTAGCAGAATCAGTCGATTGCATCCGCTTTATAAGTGTCTAATGCTTCTCACTAAATATTAAATATACCTAAGACAAAAAAATTTTGTAGGTTATTTTGAACTAATATGTCCAATAAATATTTGAGAGACTTTTCCAGCTTCTGCTGCGCTGTTTGTAAGATAAAGCTTTTCACCTTTGTTTACTGACACTATATAAAGGTCTTTATCTTTGTCAGGCAAGATTGGTTGATCAATTGCCACTAAAGAAAATGGATTTGTAGAGCTTTTAGATTCGACAGAAGTGTTTCCACTTAATAAATAATCAACACTGACATCTAAGGCTCTTGCTAAATCTTCCAGGTATCTTGGGCGCGTAACTTTACCAAGCTCTACATTTTGAATGTTTTGCCAAACTACACCAACTAAGTTACCAAGATCTGTTTGTGATAGCCCTTTAGATTTGCGTAATTGGGCTACACGATCTGCTAATTTTTCGTTGCTCATAAGTTTTTTTCCTTAATATTGCATAAAATGTTATATCTGTACAAGTTAAACTTGTATAATCCATCTGTATGGATGAATTAATTAAACACTTCGGATCACAAAAAGAACTCGCAAAAGCTCTTGGTGTGAAACATGGACATATTTATTACTGGATTAAAAACGGAATTCCTGTCAAACGAGCGATTCAAATAGAAAAAATGTTTCCAGATGGTCGTTTTAATCGCAGAATTTTACTTCCTGAGATTTTTCAGTGATTTTTAGATATGTCTCAATGATTAATTTTAACACAAATATATTTTGCATTTTAGAACAGTTTAGTCATGGTAATGAGTCTGGCAACGTGTCGTGACAGATGCAGAGAGGCTAGAAATTGTGCCAGGCATTCGTGCAATAGACCTGACCCAAGGGTTAGAGATCAAAGATACGAGAAATTTGATCCAGATGCTAGAAGAGAATGTTGGGGATTTATAGAATTGGATGATGACGGTGCAACTACACATTAAACCATTAAGCGCAAACGCAGCATTTAAGGGTCGTAAATTTAAGACTGCTGCATACAAAAATTATGAAAAAGCTTTAATGATGTTACTGCCAGCCAATTATGAAATACCAGAAGGTCCATTGGAAGTTTTTTATGAGTTTGGAATTACTTCAACATCTGATTGGGATAACCCAATTAAACAGTTACAAGACATTCTATGCAAGCGTTACAACTTCGATGATCGTAGGATTATGAAAGGCACAGTGACAAAGAAGGTGGTCAAAAAAGGTAAGGGGTATTTGCAATTTTCAATTCGGGGAATGGAATGAAAGAACAACCAAGTTATTACGCAATATTGACAGCTGATGTTAGATATTCAAAAGTGTTGAAACCCAATGAGAAACTTTTGTTTGCTGAAATTACTGCGCTGACAAATATGAATGGTCAATGTTTTGCAACTAATAAATATTTTGCTCAGTTATATGACGTGTCTGTGGAGACTGTTAGTCGTTGGGTATCAAACCTTGAGAAGTTAGGTTTTATCAAGAGAACAATCAAATACAAGGAGGGAAGCAAACAAATAGAAAAGAGGTTTATTAGTCTTGCTACCCCTATTGACGAAAAAATCAATACCCCCCATGATAAAAAAGTCAAGGGGCCTATTGACGAAAAAGTCAAAGGTAATAGTACAAGTTTTAATAGTTTATCTTTTATAGAGGAATTTTATCCAAATGATCGTTCTTTACTGGCAGTTAATGAAGAATATGGTTCAGTAGCAGATCGTGTATTACATCTTGCTGTAGAAGAATTTAAAGATGCAGTCACAAACAAACAGGGAAAGCCTTATAAAAATTTGCAATCAGCATTTAGGAATTATGTTCGCAAAGGTTGGCTAGTTAGTTTTAAAGCTAAATCACAAACACATGCCAGTTTAAGAGGTGCGGTATTACAAGCACAAATAGACGAGGAACTAGACAGGTTGTCTTTACAACAATCAATGGCAAAACTTGGAGATGTTTATGGATGACAGTAAATTAGATTACATAGACATAGCATCACAAATTTATACTCGCCTAGAGATGGAATATGGGTGGGCTACACCAAAGTCACAAAACAAGGTTGAGTTGACAAAGTTTTTAGCATCACAATTAGCCAGGCATGATGACATAGTGGTTCTATCTTGGAATGTGGCATTAGACAAAATTTCTGATGAAGGTAGTGATTATCCTCCAAAGATACCAAAACTGTTACTGACAATGAGACGTTGTGCGCGTCTTAGAAATGAAAGGTCAGACGAAATAGTAAAGTACTTACAACAAAAACAAAATGTCTAAGTTACGTAAATACGCAAAAGGACAACCCTGTCAAGTTATGCTGCCAAATGTTTGCATATCAGGTGGAGAAAACGAGACAACAGTATTAGCTCATTTACCGTCATTCGGAATGGGTACAAAGAGTCCTGATTTACTAGCAGCGCATTGTTGTTCAGCATGTCATGACGTTGCAGATGGAAGAGTGCCAAGTGATAAAGATCGTGACATGATTCATCATTTTTTTAACGAAGGAGTTATTCGGACAATAAGAAAATTATATGCCGATGACGTTATTAATATTTAACAGGAGAGAGAAATGGAATATTTTGAAAAAACAAAAGCATGGGCTAAAGCTAATCCAAAGATAGCAATCGTTATAGCTTTTGTTGTTGTTGGTGTTATTGCAAATGCCATGGGGTTAGGCTAATGGCAAACGGACTGTATGCCAACATCCATGCGAAACGTAAAAGAATAGCAGCTGGATCTGGTGAAAAAATGAGAAAGAAAGGTTCAGTTGGAGCGCCAAAAAACAGTGCTTTTAAAAAGGCAGCAAAAACAGCAAAGAAAAGGTCCATATTATCATGAAAGTATTTGTTGACAGAAATGGACAAGAGAGAGCTTTGCGTATGACACAAGCTATGATTGCTTCTCATTTCAATGTTAGCAAAAATCACAAGGCTGTTCTCGAAATAACTGAAGACAGCCTTACAAGATCACAACGTCAAAACAAACTGTATTGGATGTGGATGACGCTTATCGCTGATGAGATAGGACACACTAAAGAAGAAATGTCTGAAATCTTGCAGCAAGCTATATTGGGAGAAACGAGTTTTGTAAGTAAGCTCGATGGTGAAAGCATAACTAAACAGAAAAGAGCTAAGCAATTGTCAACGTCTGAATTCTCTAATTTTTTAGAACAGATTGAGTATTGGGCTGGTGAGTATGGAATGAGACTTCCAAAGCCAGAGGATTTATACCTTCGCAGCATGGGAGTAATAGATTGATAGAAGATTTAGAAAAGTTAATGAACAAAATTAACAAAGTAAAGAAACTGGCAGAAGGTGGTCGTTATATCTGTAAGGATGAGATGGCTAAAAATACTTTTGAATTGATCATTCGTGAATTAGGAAACTTTCAGCAATGGCAAAAACAAAACGCACAAGAACCTAAAACTGGTGAGTAATCTTGAAGAACTAATTCATGATTTTGTAGATGACGAGATTTCTGAGTTGTATGTTATAGCCTTAAAAGTTCTTGCTACAGAGTTTGAATGTTCTATGGATGATGCTCATCACGGTGTAGTTGAAATGAGAAATGAAGTAGACAAATTAGACATAGATAAAACAATACCTGAGACAAACACTAGACACTGATGGATAACAAAAAAAGACAAAAAGCATTAGATGATGAGTTGAGGGCAAGAATAGACCCTTTACTTCTTAAACCTATACCGATGCGGTTATCAGATATGGCTCGTATGCCTAAAGGTGTTAAGTTTGAAATTCGTTGGGGTAAACAACAAACAGTTTTGTCAAAAATTAAATTTTTTATTTTGGTTATGTTTTATAAAACTCTTAGGTTAATTAGAAACTAATGACTAATGAATTCCCTATCCTCATTGGGGATGGATTAAAAGACAACCAGGTTAAATTTATTAATGCTTATGTGAATAGCTATTGTAACGTGAGCAAAGCTTGTGCCTCAGTTGATATAACAAGGCAAACGTATTACAGATGGTTAAAAGAAAGTGACAGCTTTGATGTAGCAGTAGAACAAGCTAGAGAAGCATTAAAAGATCGTTGGGAAGATGAGATCAACAGACAAGTCTTTGAAGATAGAAACCCAGTAGTGTTAAACAAATTTGCACCTATGGTTTTAAAGGATCGTGGTTACGCAGATGTTAAAGATGTCAACTTACATCAAACAGGACAAGCAGATAACAATGTAGTTATTACTGTTGTTGAAGGTGTTGTAAATGAATTACAAGAAGAGGAGCATAAAATTGAGCAGTAATTACGATTTAGAAGTTGTGTTAAGTTTGTTTGATGGTGCAAGTATGGGCCAAGAAGCATTGAAAAGATCTGGAATAACTTATAGACAATATCTGGCAAGTGAAATAGATAAACCAGCCATGAGAGTCGCAATGCGTAATCATCCTTATACAGTTCAGTTAGGTGACATTAGAAATTTAAAAGGTGAGACTCTTCCACCAATAGATTTACTTATGGGTGGTTCACCTTGTCAGGGATTTTCTTATGCCAACACATCGAAGGATAAAAAGAAGTTAGCGTTTGATCATCCACAGTCTCAATTGTTCTTTGAGTTTATAAGACTGGTAGAAGAAACTAAACCAACTTTTGTGTTTTTAGAAAATGTCAGAATGAAAACTGAATGGAGGGATGAGATAACCAATATTCTCTCGGAGGTAAGAGGGTATAGAATTGAGCCTGTGTTATGGGATTCAGCGTTAGTGAGTGCGCAAACAAGACTTAGAAATTATTGGACAGACATACCAGGGTTCGTTATTCCTGAAGATAGAGGCATTCTACTTAAAGATGTTTTAGAAGATGAAGTCACTGAGTTTGATCTATTGTCTGATAAAGCTAAATCATATATGGATAGAACAGTTAAAGGTGGAAGAAATCATTGGGATTTTAAACACCATTCAGAATCAGACAACGATAAATCAAAAACTGTAGTAGCCAATTTTCATAAGGGTGTTCCCTACAATGTATTGATTGATAAAAGAGAATTACCTGAGACTAAAGATGCTTCCGATTACAGTCCAGTTAAGAAGAAAAACTATGTTCAATTTGATAAAAGCGGTAAAGGTTTTAACTCACAACAAGATCGTTACTTTTTTAGAGATAACAAATCAGGAACAGTAAGTACGAAAGGCAATGGCAATGTTGAAGTTAAACAGGAGAGTTAATGAAAAATGAGATAGTAGGTGGTGCAATTCGTGGTCGTAAGATTAACCCAGAAACTGGCAAAAGAGATGACAAAAACCCTAACAGTGTAATTGAGCAACGTCTTGAAACACGCAAAGACAATAAATCTAATTGTATGACAAGTGTGCCAACAGATTCTGTTGTAGTTGAAAAAGAAACATACAAATACAGAAAACTCAGTTGTATTGAGGCGGAGAGGTTACAGACACTGCCTGATAACTATACAGCTGGAGAATCTAATAGTCAGCGTTACAAAATGATTGGCAACGGTTGGAATGTTGAAACTATTGTTGTTTTCTTTGATGCTTTAAAAATAGAGTTAATGAGGCGCAGACAAGCAGCATAAGTAACACATGAAAGTAGAGCTTCAAATAACCAAACAGTTTGAACCATTTCTTGATCCTAAATATAGGTATCTCGTATCTTATGGTGGAAGAGGTGGTGCTAAGAGTTGGAGTATTGCTCAGATACTTGTGTTACGTGCCTGGCAAAAACAAACAAGAGTACTGTGTGTGAGAGAAGTACAACGAAGCATATCAGAATCAGTCTTACAGTTATTGTCTGACACAATCGACAGAATGGGTTTACAACAATATTTTGATGTTCAGAAGACTCAGATAGTAGGAACAAATGGTTCTCGTTTTATCTTTGAAGGTATTAAATCCAACATCTCTAAAGTTAAATCAATGGAGGGTATTGATGTTTGTTTCTGCGAAGAGGCTGACCAGCTAACTTACACCTCATGGGAGACATTAATCCCAACGGTCAGAAAAGAAGGTAGTCAGTTTATGATTAGCTTTAACCCTAATGATGAGATGGATGACACTTACCAAAGGTTTGTAATTAATACTCCTCCAGATTCATACGTGGTCAAAACTAACTACTCTGAGAACCCATGGTTTCCACGAGAGTTGGAGAAAGAAAGGCTACATCTTAAAGAGAAGAACATTGATTTGTACAATCATGTTTGGGAAGGTGAGGTGTTATCTAATAGGGATGGTGCTTACTTTGCTAAATTTATTCCAGATGACCAAATTATAGACTTTGCTGTTGAACCTATGATTCCTGTAGATACTTACTGGGATTTAGGAATATCAGATAGCACTGCTATTTGGTTAGTTCAGCAAGTAGGTATGGAGATTCGTGTAGTGGATTGTTATGAGAATCAAGGTGAAGGGTTACAGTTTTATATTAACTGGCTTCATGATTGGAGAACAAAACACCAGGCAGTGTTAGGTGAACATTATGCGCCTCATGATATACAAGTCAGAGAACTTGGTAGTGGTAAGTCGAGACTAGAGACAGCTCGTAAGCTAGGTATTCACTTTAGAGTAGTCAGACGATTAACTATTGAAGATGGTATTCATGCTGCTAGAGCCATACTACCTAAATGTTATTTTAAAAAGGATAGCACTAAACAAGGCTTACAGGCTTTGAGACGATACCGTAAAGAGTTTGATGAAAAGAAAGGGGTATATAAACCACATCCATTGCACGATTGGACATCACATTTTAGCGATGCTTTTCGTTACTTTGCTATTGCACACAGAGACAAGAGTAAACAACAAAGAATAGGACAACCACAAGCAAACATATCATGGCTGACAGCTTAAAACTAGATTACTTTATAGCCTTTGGAGATTCAGACGTTCCTCATTTTTGGGATGTATTTACTCGTAAAGGCTTTAGGCATTGTTGTGCTTTTAAATGGGATGGATACAACTGGATATTAATTGATCCATTAGGTCAACAACTTGATGTCAATGTTATGCCATACACAAGCGAAGATGATGTGCCACATATGTTTAGTTCAACTGGTTGGACAGTTATTCGATACAAAAAAACAATTAAACCAAAGTTTATCTTCAGGGGGATGCTCACATGCGTAACAGTATGTAAACAAGTCTTGGGAATAAAAGCATGCTGGGTGGTAACACCTTGGCAATTACACAACTATCTAAAAAGGAGAAGTATATGAACCCATATTTATTACCTAGCTTTAACAGGGAATGGCTAGAAAACAAACTGACATTTGGATTTAGATCTAGGTCATCAGCACCAGCACCAGCAGCACCAGTTAAATCAGCTGCTGAAATAGACGCTGACAACAGGAGAGATTCAGAGCTTAGAGAAGAAAAAGCTTATGAAAAGAAATCTATGAATCGTGCAAAGAAAAGAAGATCGGGTAGACGTTCTTTAATAAGCAAAGACAATGATGAAAGAGGGCTTTCAGACACACTAGGATAATATTATGCCAACATATAGAAAAAGCCCAGAGCTTACTGATGCTTTAGTTAAGCGGTATGAAGTCGCTAAACAACATCGTAGTTCCTGGGAATCACATTGGAAAGAATGCTATTCATATGCTTTACCCCAAAGGGAAGTGTTTGATCAGCATACTGAAGGTGCAAAAAAGAATACTAAAATCTATGACTCAACAGCATTGATAGGCACACAAAGATTTGCGTCAAGACTACAGTCAACACTTGTGCCACCATTTAAGAAATGGGCTAAGTTATCTGCTGGTACAGGAATACCAAAAGAGTTTTCTAGCAAAATAGATAAGCAGTTAGAAGATGTAACAGACACTTTGTTTAGTTATATTAGTCAATCTAATTTAGCTACTGAAGCACATGAAGCATTTCTTGATTTAGCAGTAGGTACTGGAGCATTACTTCTTGATGAAGGCGAAGGTGATGACTTACTTAAATTTACCGCAGTGCCTTTAAAAGAATTACTTATTGAAGATGGCCCTCATGGAACAGTTGAAACTGTATTTAGATTACACAAACATCCAGCGCGTAACATCAAACAAGTATGGAAGCGTGGTAAATGCTCTCAAGCAGTCATGGAAATGATGGAAACTAAACCAGATGAATTAGTTCCGATCATAGAAGCGACTGTTTACAATCCTGATAAGAAAGTCTATGAGTATGTCATTATCGAAGAAGGCACTAAACATGTCATCTTTGAAGATTACTTTGAAGTCTCACCTTGGATTGTGTTTCGTTGGTCTAAGGTCGCTGGTGAAAGATATGGTCGTGGGCCTATTATGACAGCATTGCCTGACATCAAGACAGCCAATGAAGTTGTTAAGTTTGTACTAAAAAACGCTGAGAAAGAGATTGTCGGTGTGTACACAGCTGTTGATGATGGAGTTCTAAATCCTTGGACAGTTAACATAAAGTCTGGAGCAGTTATACCAGTAGCAGCTGAAGGTTCTTTATCACCACTACAGTCTGGTGGTAACTTTAATGTCAGTGAGTTAATATTGCAAGATCTTAGAGAAAACATTAAGAAAGCATTGTTTCATGATCAACTTGGCCCAATGGAAGGTCCAACAAAGTCAGCTACTGAAGTTTCAATTAGACAACAAGAACTGATGTCAGACATTGGTTCATCGTTTGGTCGATTGCAAATGGAGTTTATTAACAAGCTTATTAAACGAGCTATAGACATTCTTCAACGTAACGGACATGTTGCCCCTATTAAGGTAGGTAACAAGGAAGTAGAAATCAAAGTTATATCACCATTAGCACAACAACAAGATATGGATGAGGTTAACAAGTTAGCCCAGTTCGTTCAGTTTGCGATGATGGTTGGTGAAGATGCGGTTAGGGTTGGTCTTGACCTTGAAGCATTCCCAGAGCATATAGCTAAATTGCTTGGTGTTAATCCTGATCTTGTAAGAGATAAAGAAGAACGTGAAGCAATGAAACAACAAATGCAAGAAGAAGCAGCAATGGCTCAAGCAGCAGAAGCAGCAGCTCAAAATCCTGAATTAGCTCAACAAGCTATGGAGCAAATGGATGGATAAAGACTTTGACGCAATGATAGCCAGGCTATTTAAAACTCCTGATGGTAAAAAAGTGCTGAACCATTGGGAGGAGCGTTATATCAAAGCCCCTGTTTGTATACCTACTCAGTCAGCTGAACAAGGTTATTACAGAGAGGGGCAAAACAGTGTAATACGCACTATACAAAATGCCATAAAACGTAGAGAGAGTGGCGATTATTTACCTCAAGGAGACAACAATGAGTGAAGAAACAATATTGAATGAACAGGAAGTAGCACCTGAAGCTGAAGCTACAACAGAAACAACTGAAACTACGGAAACGGTTAGTGAAGGTTGGATGATGTCAGATGATGTCAAAGGAGAAGGTGAAGCTCCTGAATGGTTTAAATCTAGTAAATACAAGACTGTTGCTGATCAAGCAAAAGCATACGCTGGACTTGAGTCTAAACTTGGTGCATTCACTGGCGCTCCAGAAGATGGATATATAGTAGAACTTCCTGAAGGCATAGAAGGAGAGATAGCTGATGATGATCCTATGCTTGTTAGTTTTAATGAATGGGCTGCTGAAGCTGGATTATCACAAGAGAAACACACAGAACTTATGGCACTTTATGTTAATGGGTTAATGGAAACACAGCCAGACATACAAGATGAAATTAAACGTATGGGCAAGGATGCGCCACAACGTATCAATGACTTTACATCTTGGGCTAAAGCAAACTTTGATGAATCTGAATTTATAACATTACAAGGTTTAGCAACAACTGCTGAAGGATTTAGTATTTTAGAAAAAATGCGTGGTTTGTCCAGGGAGACAGATGTAGCAGCACCAAGTACCGCTAAAGCAATTGACAGTACAACAAAAGAAGCATTGTATGAATTAGTTGCAGATCCGAGATACGCAGAGTCACCATCGTTTAGAAAAGAAGTTGATCAAAAGTTTGCAGATTATTTTGGTAAACAACCACAGAGCGAAATAAGAAGTTGATTTGTAGAACGACAGAAGTTATCGATGCACTTGAACGTATCTTGTTAGATGCGAAGCTAGACACAATGAGTATGGAAGAATTTGAACATAAACATTCATTGTTAGTCACATACCACATTTTGTCTGACTGTGGTTTCGAGTCTGTATCGATAACTGATGCTCATGTTAAACATAATACAAACTAAATAAAATAATTTACTTTGTATGTTAAAATAAGACCCACGGACACTCTTGTCTTCAAGACCCGAATTCTAAGTCAAGCAGCTTGTAAAAATTGCTAGATTCAGCCCGAATTCGGAAACCTGAATTGAAAGAACAATTTTATTAATTTAGGAGAAGACAAATGTCTATCAATCTATCTAGTGCAGCTTCAGCTCAGTTTGATGCAGAAGTAAAGCACGCATTCCAGACTGCTGGAAAACTCCGTGGTGCAGTGCGTCTACGCACAGGAGTTGTGGGTGATACTTACAACTTCCGTACTATGGGTAAAGGTTTGGCTAACCAAAAAGCAAGCCAGACTGACGTAACACCAATGGACATCACACATGCCAAAGTGCCAGCCACACTACAAAATTGGGTAGCTGGTGAGTACACTGACATATTTGATGCACAAGAAGTAAACTTTGATGAGCGCAGAGAACTTGCGGAAACTATTGCTGGTGCAATGGGTCGTAGAGCTGACCAATTAGTGGTTGATGCTCTTTCAGCTGGTTCAACAATTGCTCATGGTTCTACTGGACTTACAGTAGCTAAGCTTACAACAGCTTCTAAGACGTTAAATGATAACGGAGTTCCAGCAACTGATCGTATTCTTTTGACTTCAGCTGAAGGTATTGAAGACTTACTAGGTGAAGAGAAAGCTACGTCAGCAGACTATGCGACACTACGTGCATTGATGTCAGGTGAAATCAACACGTTCATGGGCTTCAACGTCATCATGATGGAAACTCGTGCTGAAGGTGGACTTGCTAAGTCAGGAACTACTCGTGACTGCTTTGCTTTCCACAAGTCATCTATTGGCTGTGCAATCGGTCTTGATATTTCTACGGAAGTTAACTACATTCCTGAGAAAACATCATGGCTTTCTTTAGGCAAATACAAAGCTGGTGCTGTTACTATTGACAGTGCTGGAATAGTAAAAGTCGAAATCACTGAATAAGGAGTATATAAATGGCTTTTGATAAAAGTAAATGGTCACGCATGACTACTTCAGCAAACAGTGCTATTCCTACAATGTGGGGATATTCAACAACTGATGCTACAGCAGCAGTGGACACTTCTGGTTACTTCAATGATGTAGCTGGACAAGTCCAAGTTGGCGATATAATTATGGCGAACACTTCAACAGGTGGTACGTTAGCAGCTGGGTTTTACCTAGTTTCTGGCAATACTGGAACTGTTGTTGACGTTAATGACGCTTTAGTTGTAAACGCAACTGATACTGACTAAATAAGTTAAGCCCCTTCGGGGGCTTTTCTACTCTATGTCAGCAGTACAAAACTACACATCCATCGACCTAGCATCCAATGCGTTGCTA